TTCCTTTAGACTTACCAATGGTATCAGCAGGAAAAGCAAATCCACTATTTGAAATAGGCTGCATGATTGATGAAATGATTGAAAACGAGGATACGATTGACGAAGCTATGAGTATAGACGAAATGATCGATTATGATCTAGTCAAAGAGCTTGTCGAATCAATCGGCGGTACTATTAATATGGAGAACTTTAGAAAAGCTGTAGAGATTCAAAACGAAACTTTTGATTACTCAGGCTTTGATATGTTGAAAGCTTCAGTTGATTATATGAATGAAGCAGAGTACCAAGGTAAAAAAGTATCACTTAACAAACCAAAGCGTGGAGGATCTAAAAAGTTCTACGTTTATGTTAAGTCAAAGAAAGGTAACGTTAAAAAAGTATCATTTGGTGATACTGGATTATCAGTTAAGTTGAAACAAAGAGGAGCTAGAGCATCATTTGCAGCTCGTCATAAGTGTTCAACAAAGAAAGATAAAACAAAAGCAGGTTATTGGTCTTGTAATATAGGCCGTTATTGGAAATCATTAGGTGGTGGATCAAACTTCTCAGGTTACTGGTAGACCATATTCCCAAAAAAAGGAAGACGGTTATATAATAAGAGAGTTCTCTCAAGATACTCCCTCATTTGAATTCGTTTGGCATAGAGACAAAGAAGACCGTTGGGTTGAATGTACTCATGATACTGACTGGCTATTTCAGTTAGATAACGAGGTTCCACAAAGATTAACAAAAGATAAACTATTTATACCAAAAGAGACATATCATCGTTTAATAAAAAGAACTGGTGATTTAGTTGTAAAGATATGGCAAAAGGATTAACTTTAGGTAACTACGTAGGTAGCCCTAAAAAAAAGAGACCCGGCATTCATGCTAAGTCAAAAACATCTAAGTTAAAAGGTAGTAGAAACTATCGAAAAGCTTATAAAGGACAAGGAAAATGAAACTAAGTAACATTATATTAGAAGACGATTACTACGGTAAGTTTAAATCAGAAGCTCAAGATTTAGAAAATGAGATGAAAGATACTTACAATCGTGACGATATTAATGTAAGTATCATACAACATTCCAATGGAGATAAAGCTATGGGTAAAGTCCTAATGAGGACTAGCGAAGATATTAGACCATCCGAATATCAGAATATGAAAAACTTCTTACAAGCTAAAGGTTTTGAGATTACAGGAGGAGCAAACTTTGCCGATCAGGATGACGATAGATATTACTACCCAGACATTAAATTTGAGTTTGACATATGAAACTATCAAAAATCATATTAGAAAATAAAAAGTTTATTGTTAGAGAACAACTTGACCTTACCTCAGATGAAGTAGTTAAGTTGGCTGAAGCAATAACTAACAAGTTAGAAGACTACTTAGATATAGATAACAGAACACTATTGTACCAAGCTGTATCAGCTGCAATAGGAGATCTTTTACAGAATAACGAAATATAAGTTGTTAGTTAGAAATCAAGTTCTTATCTTAGTTAAGATACGGACTGGTTTATGGATTACACTTTCCTTTTAGGATCTATTGAAAATATTTTAGGCAAAAGTCATAAGAGAGCTAGAGATAACTATGCTTTCCATTGTCCCTTTTGCAATCATCACAAACCTAAGTTAGAGATTAATATGTCAACTAACGAAGAAGGTAAGAACTTCTGGGAGTGTTGGGTATGTCAAACCCGTGGCCAATCAATACGTTCTTTACTTAGACAGTTACAGACTCCTAAAGATATAGCAGCTACTATTTTGAAGTACCTACCTAAAGGTACGTTTACAGAATATAAAGGGCTATCTATAATAGAACTCCCAAAAGAGTACCAACCGCTACACTTAGCTTCTAGTACTTCAGTTGTTGCAAACATAGTTAAAAAGTATCTATATGAAAGAGGACTTAACGATAATGATTTTATTAAATACAGTATTGGATACACAACAACTGGAGAATATGGAGGACGAGTTATTATCCCAAGTTATTCTCAATCCAATCAACTCAACTTTTTTGTTGCACGAACTTATGATGGAAACTATTTTAAGTACAAAAATCCCGAAGCTTCCAAAGACATAATATTTTTCGAAAACCTCATTAACTGGAATCAACCTATTATTCTTTGTGAAGGAGTTTTCGATGCTATGGCTATTCGTAGAAATGCTATACCTATACTAGGTAAGAGTATCTCTACTTCACTTTATAAAAAAATCATTACAAGTACCGTAAAAGACATTTATATTGCATTAGATACAGATGCAAGAGATAAAGCTCTCGAAATAGGAGAGAAATTTTTAAACCAAGGTAAAAGAGTATTCCTGGTAAACTTACCTGATAAAGACCCATCAGAAATGGGCTTTAAAGCTTTTACTCAACATATTCAATCTGCAGAAGAGTTAGACCTTAGTGGTATAATGATGCACAAACTAGACCTATGATAAAACAAGGTATGAATATTCTCGAACAAAACGAGAAGAAAAGACTGGATTTTAATCCAGAACTAAAACAAATAAACTTTCTAGATAGGAGAGTCTATAAGAGAGGCGAAGGAGTATATTACCCGTTCGTAACCACAATACTCCAGTATATGCCCAAGAATAAGTTTTTCGAATCATGGATGAAAGACGTTGGGCATAACGCCGATCTTATTATGCGTAGAGCAGGTAAGCAAGGTACACAAGTACATGAAGCAGCTGAGAAACTTGTACTAGGAGAAGAAATCTCATGGATGGATAACTACGGTAATGCTAAGTACTCTCAAATAGTATGGGAGATGATCTTAAGGTTTGCTGATTTTTGGAAAACCCATAAACCTGAACTTATATCAGCTGAAGACTTTGTATGGTCAGATGAACATAAGTATGCAGGTACTGCTGACTTAGTAGTAAAAATGGATGGAGAAGTATGGTTACTAGATATCAAGACTTCTAACTCTCTTCATAAATCTTATGACCTTCAGTTAGCTTCTTATGCTAAAGGATTAGAGGAGTCTAAAGGTATAAAAATACAACGTACCGGTATTATTTGGTTAAAAGCTCATACCAGATCAGCTTCTAAAAAGAAAGGTACTTATCAAGGTAAAGGTTGGCAAGTAAAAGTTATAGATAATATAAAAGAGAATTTTGAACTCTTTAAAATGATATACAAGCTCTATTCATTAGAGAACCCTAATACTGAACCTATTTATAATAGTTACCCTAGTACAATAAAACTATGAGGAAAAGTTGGATATTTGTTTTATTTTTACTATCTTTATATAGTTGCGGGAGTTATACCCTGCAGACTAATAAAGGTTATGAAATAAAAAGCATACTAGCTATAACTAAAGCTGGTGATACCATTTCAGTACCTTATAGGGATTTTATTAATGACAGAAATAATAACAACAATGTCAGATTTAACTACAATAATGGCCTCTACTGGAACAACTGGAACTACCCTTATAACTGGGGATGGAATAACTACTGGTGGAACAACAATCATCGCTATTGGAATAATGGCTATAGGAGGTATAATGTACCTGTTAGACCAAAAGTTTTTCCTAAACCAAAACCAGCAGCACCAAGAATAAGAATAAACCAAGGAAGACGAAATGAAACTATCAACACTAATCCTAGAGAAACGCAACCGACCCAAACTCGTAGTAATGGCAGGAGGGGCGGGAACAGGCAAGTCGTACCTACTCGGCCAACTAGACCTAGGATCTCTCCACCTAGTCAACCCAGACAAATACGTGGAGGATCCGGACAGTCCCGCATACAACAAACTCAGTCCAGGGGTAGCTCTAGCCAACAAGGAAGCAGAAGCACTGGGAGACGACAAAACTAGCTTTGTTTGGGACACAACAGCTTCTAACCCTGCTAAGGTAAAACAATTCTTAGATAAAGGGTACGATGTTTATATGGTAATGGTATATACTCATCCAGTGATAGCCTTTATTTCTAATGCTAAACGTATAAGAAGAGTTCCTTCTTCTGCCGTTTTCTCAACTTGGAACAATGTTTACAAACTTATAGAAGACTATAATAAAATGCTAAAAGGTAACCTTTCTATTTTTATTAACGATAGAGGAGGAGATTTTGACCAATACATTAAAGAGTTTGATACTGCAGCAAAAAATGGTGCAGATGGTATATCTGATTACTTACAAAAACTTACTGACAAACTTGAACTTGAAACAGGTTCTACGTTTAGAGACCCAATACAACTTTCTAAGCAAGTAGAGCAAGAGTTTTTTAAAGCTGTTAGAAATATAGATTATAATACTGAAGATTATAGCGAAGATAGAGCACTTAAAAAATACTTTAGTGACTGGTACAATAAAAAAGGAGTAGGGCCAGGAGAAGAAAAAATGGAAAAGAAACTTGCCTCTCACCGTAGAGAAAAAGAAAATGCTGCTACAAGAAATGTAAACACTTTAGATAGTATAGCAGCTGATCTTTACGATCCTCTTTTTCAAGAAAAGCTAGTACATTCTACACCTGCAGAGATTGATAGTAAAATACAAAACTTCTTATCTTAATGGCAACAGCACTATACCCAGGAGCCTACAAACCACCTCATAGAGGACATTTTGAAGTTGTAAAAAGACTTTTAAACGGTTCTCATAAAGGTAAAGTATA